TGCGAAGGAGACTAAGCAGATTAAAAATGACAGTACCCCCTTCTAATGCAAAAAGAGTTACTTCAATTATTTGAGGGCGACTCTTCCCAGTTCATCACAGTCTCTCTGACGGGAGAGACTGATGAACGGGGTAAGCGAAAAGCTGACTACCTCACGAAACACGAACCAGTTACTGAGGATCTTTGGGCTGATCACTTAAACGGCAAAACATTAATAGGTTTAAGACCAGAGAACGGTGACAAACTTAAATGGTCTTGTATAGATATAGATCCAGCAAACTACAAACAATACACATCAAAAAAATACGTTGATATAATTAGAGATTTCGAATTACCTTTAGTGCCTGTTAAATCAAAATCAGGTGGCTTACATTTATTTATTTTTTTTTCTGATTGGGTAAACAAAGATAAAGTAAAAGAAAAACTAGAAGAGATTAACAAAGAATATTTTTTATCCAAGGAAGTATTCCCATTAAACAAAGCTGTTGGTATGCCATACTACAATGCTAATGCAGCTGTAGAGTATGCGTTTGATGATGATAACACACCACTGATGCTTGGTGGTTTTTTAGAATTAGCTAAGAAAAAAATGTTAGATCCAAAAGAATTTTTAAATTACAAAGTTACTGAATACAATGCAGAAACTGATTGGAGAGATTACCCACCTTGTGTGCAAAAAGTAATTCAAGAAGGTTGGACAGGTGACAGAAATAATATGTTATTTAACGTTTGTGTTACTGAAATGAAAAAAGCAGAAGGTAATCTTACAGTTAAACAACTGAAGGATATTGCTTGGGACAGGCAAAAAAGTATATTTGCTAATCATCCTAAAGGTCCATTAAAAAGAAATGAAAGTGATGGCACAGCACAATCAGTACATACAAAAGGTTATGAATATTTTTGTCCACCTAAACATAATTTTGTTGCATCTATATGCGATAAGGAAACTTGTAAACTTAGAAAACTTGGTATTGGTGTACAAGCACCAGATATTAAAAATGAATTTGAAAATTTAACTTATACTGAATCAACAAAAGAAATTATTTATGAGTGTAAATTTAGAGATAGACACATATCATTTAGACCAGAAGATACTAAAGATGAAAAATCATGGCGAGTTTGCCTAGCTAAATATAGAATATTTTGGTTGACATTACCAAGACCTAAGAAGGGGCCAAGCCCATTTGAGCTACTTATGAAACATTTATTAGAATCAGCTGAAGAAAACAAATCATTAAAATATGAAGATACTGTAGAGGAAGAGAAGTATAATACACTCAAAATATTTTTTGAAAGTACAATTGAACAAGATGATTTTACAAAATTAAAAGATGGCTACACTGTGTTAGATAGTAAAGATAATATATGTTACTTCAAACGTAATACTTTAGCTGATTTTTTAGATAGGAGAAAGACACCATTTAAAAGTGTAAACCAAGCAGTTAGACTTTTAGAATGTGAGAAGCATGATTTTTTTGAAGGAGAACGTAACGTATGGTTTGTAAAAATGCCTGAGTTTGTTAATCATCAAAAAATAAAACCAAAAAATAATACACAAGAACAACTTAGTGAGATGGATGATGAGTACCACAGTAAATTTAGGACTCCAGAAACAAAAACAGATATACAGAAAAACGATTAAGATCTTTGGTCCACCTGGTACAGGTAAGACTTGGACTTTAATTGAACGTGTTGTTAAAAAATATTTAAAAAAAGGTATAGATCCAGATAAGATTGCTTTTATATCTTTTACGAACAAAGCAGTAGACACAGCTAAACTTAGAGCTTTAGAAGCTTTTCCACATTTAGATTCAAAATCATTTAGTAGATTTAGAACTTTACACTCATATTGCAGAAGATATTTTGAAGAAGAAATATTTGATACAAAAGATTGTATGATTGATTATGCTTTGACTAATAACTTTGTTAAACGATCAGACAATAGATTATCACAAGATAACTTTACATATTCTGATTGGTCACTTGGTATATACGACAAAGCTAGAAATTTATTAGAGGATCCTACGTTAGTATATAAAAGAGAAACACAGAAAAAAGAACCATTAGAAGTATATCATAGAAAAATTGCTACTTATGAAATATATAAGACTGCTGGTGGAGAAAGATCTTTTTTAGATTTTACCGATATGATTGAGAGAGCTTTACATGAAGTTGAGTTTCCTGAGTTAGAAGTTCTTATACTTGATGAAGCTCAAGACTTTACACCTTTGCAGTGGTCTCTAATTTATAAAATGTCTGACAAAGTAAAAAGAATTTATTTAGCAGGCGATGATGATCAAGCTATCTATCAATGGAACGGTGCAGATACACGATACTTTACAAAATATTTCCCTGGAAGAAAGGTTGTGCTGCGTAAGACTAGAAGATTTGGTACTGCAATACACCAGTTCTCACAAATAATTAGAAAAGGAATTCTTGATAGTGTTGATAAAGAATTTGAACCACTTGTAAAGGAAGGATTAGTAAAAAGATATTTAAGTTTTAAAGAAATACCATTTGAGAAAGATGGGGGTAAATGGTTTTTATTGGGTAGAATACACACAACTGTTAACGAACTGAAAGCTCTAGCTAAAGATGCTGGTATATTTTTTGCTGACAACAAAGGACAGAAATCATTTGATCAGAATCAATGGTTAGCTATCAAAGCTTGGACAGCAATATCTAATGGCAAAGAAATAATGAAGAAAGAAGCAGAAGCTATGTACAAGTTCATTAGAGAAGTTACTGACTCCGATTATCGAACATCTAAATTTTGGTCAAGAGAACCAGATTATAAGAGATATGACTTTACAGCTTTAAAAGAATGGTGTGGTTTAGATCTACCTGATGAAGCTCAAAAGAAACAATGGTGGTGGATTCTTAGGAGAAATTTTAAACCAAGACAAGTAATTTATTTTTTAAGATTATTAAAAAGATATAAACAATCTAAGTTAGACGAGGTGCCGAATGTAATTATAGATACAATACATTCAGTAAAAGGTGATGAGGCTAATCATGTGTTGTTATATTCAAAAGCTAATTGGCCATCAAGTTTCAGACATAAAAATAAAGATGAGAAATCAAATGAAAAAAAAGTTTGGTATACAGGAGTAACAAGAGCTAGAGATAGTTTACATTTGCTTAGCACAGATTATAAATATAACTACCCAATTGGCCAAGATTATTTAGTTTACGTACAAGGAGATAAATGAAATATATTATAATATTTATATTGATAACAGGATGTAGTGCAAAGTTTGATAGCTTTGATCCAACTACATCTGTTTTGAAATGGGTAATAACAAGTGAAAAGAAATGAACCATTACAATATTTTAAAAAAACCTTATGAAAAGACATCTAATTTAAAGATGAAGTATATAAGAACACCAAAAGAAATTTGGTCAAGATTAAAAAAAGAATTTAAATTTACTGTAGATGCTTGTGCTTCTAACAAGAACCATTTAATAGAAAGATATTGGACTGCGGAAGATTCAGCTCTTAATAAAAATTGGGACAATGAAATAGTTTATTGTCATCCTATGTATGATACTAAAATACCAAAGTTTGTAGAGAAAGCTTTCAAGCACAAATGTATTACAGTTTTTCTTTTGCCTGCGTCTACTAATGCTGTATATTTCCATAAATATTTTTGGTGTAGTAAACATTGTAGAAGTAGAGAAAACGTAATTATTGAATTTTTACCTAAACCAAAAGATCTACAAAAAGGCTATCTTATGGGCGATGATGATAATAACTTACCTGATAGAGGTTATTTAAGACCATTAATGCTAGTAAAGGTAGATAATACATGAATCACTTAGATTTATTTAGTGGCATCGGTGGTTTTAGTTTAGCTTTAGAAAAAGTAGGCTTTAAAACAGTTGGCTTTTGTGAAGTAGATCCATACTGTCGATTGTTGCTGCAAAAACATTGGAAAGGGGTTACAATACATAATGATATTAAAAAATTGGAAGCGAAAGACATCAAAGAACCCATTGACATCCTCACAGGTGGCTTCCCTTGCCAACCATACAGTGTTGCAGGCAAACAAAAAGGGACTGACGACAACAGATATCTCTGGCCAGATATGTTTAGAGTCATTAAAGAAATCAAACCCACCTTCATTATTGCAGAAAATGTGCGAGGAATTGTTAACATCCAAGACGGCATGGTATTCGAAACAGTGTGCTCTGACTTGGAAAGTGAAGGCTTCGAAATCCAACCGTTTATTATTCCAGCTGCAGGCGTCGGTGCGCCCCATAAAAGAGAACGAGTCTGGATTGTGGGCTACTCCAAACACAATGGATCACTTACCTCCAAGATCAGAAGAGGGAACAAAGAAGCTAATGCAGGGACACAGAAAAGGCAGAACCAAACCATCAAATCTGAGAGAACAAGTAGATCCGACGACAATGAAATTATGGAGAACTCCAGACGCACATTGCGACAGGGGGCCAAGTTCAGCAAAGAGAATGCAGATGAAAGTAAACAAAAGAATGCCAATAAGTTTAAACGATCAAGTAGCACATCCGAACATTATGTGGCCAACTCCAACAGCAACAGAGAGAAGTGGAATCAATCCAAAGACAGGCAAAGGAGCAGGCTTAAACAAGACAGTGCAAATGTGGCCAACTCCGAGAGAATTCATGTACAAGGACAGCAAGATAGATCGAGGCAAAAGCAATTTAGGAGAGAAAGTTGGTGGGAGTTTGAACCCAACGTGGGTAGAGTGGCTAATGGGGTACCCGGGCGGGTATACAGACTTAAAGGATTGGGAAACTCTATCGTCCCGCAAATCGCAGAAGAAATAGGAAAGGCAATATGGAAAACACTGAACCAAAGTTAAGAATTCTTTCATTAGGTGCTGGTGTTCAAAGCTCTACGATGGCTTTAATGGCAGATGCAGGCGAGTTTGGTGTAAAGCCTGATGCAGCTATATTTGCTGATACAGGATGGGAACCTGAACCTGTTATAAAACATCTTGAGTACCTTAGAAGCATTCTAAGTTACCCGGTGCACTTAGTAAAAAAAGGCAATATCCAAGATGACATACTCACGGCTCTCGCACCAGGCGGAAACCAATTTGCTTCTGCACCATTTTATACTTTAAATGAACAAGGTAAAAAAGGTATGGGTCGAAGACAATGCACAAGAGAATACAAAATAACTCCAATTGCAAAAAAGATAAGAGAGTTATGTGGATTAAAACCAAGACAAAGATTTCCAAAAACAGAACATGTAGAGGTATGGGTAGGAATATCTACCGATGAAATAATGAGAATGAAACCATCAAGATTTTGGTGGCAAAAAAATGTATGGCCTCTAATTGATAAAAAAATGTCAAGGCAAGATTGCTTAAAATGGTATGAAGGCAAAGGTTTTAAAATACCTGTCAAATCTGCATGCATTGGCTGCCCTTTTCATGATGATAACTTTTGGATAGATATGAGAGATAATAGACCAAAAGAGTTTGCATCTGCTGTAGAATTTGATAAAAAGATGCGTATGCATAATCCTAAAGTCAAAAATTTTGTACATAGACAATGTGTTCCATTAGATAAAGTAAAGTTTAAAAATGATGATGGGCCAAATCTGTTTAACAATGAATGTGAAGGTATGTGTGGAGTTTAGACATTTAATTATAAAAGCATTAGAGGATAAATATAATGCCGAAGTGTCTCAAGCTCATGCAACGATAGCAATATACTTGAGTAAATCAGTCGGAATTGGTGAACATCCACAACACGTGGAAGAAGTTGACAAGTTAGTTGATAAAATTGCACAAGCTGAAGAGAAGTTAAATGTTTTGCAAAGGTTTAAAATATGACAAGTGATGATTTAATGGAAATAGCTTTCCCTCAAAGCAGGCAGGTCGGAGGGAATCATTATAAAGATTTTCATATACAGCCTTATGAGTTTATTTCAAAAAACAATCTTTCGTTCTTCCAAGGGAATGTTGTGAAATACGTTTGCAGATATTTACACAAAAATGGTATTGAAGACTTAGAAAAAATAAAACATTATTGTGAGTTAGAAATCAAAAAAATGAAAGATTTAAATGACGAGCAAAGTCAAAAGAGAAATAACGGTAGAAGGAAATAAATTTCATTTAGAAATTTATCCATATTTAGAGGGTACAGATTCAAAAAAATTTACTTTTGAAATATTTCCTTATGATTATAATGCAGCTTTGTACGCTTTTAGTAATAAAGATAGTTTAAACAAACTAATAAAAGAAAAATATATAACAGAAAAAAAATGACAGGTTTACAATTTACATTTAATTTTAAAAAACATATTTGGGCATGTCCATCAGAGTATAAAGATTTAAGTGCATATGATGAAATTGCAATTGATTTAGAAACAAGAGATGAGGGTATCAATAATAAACTTGGTGCAGGTTGGGCAACTGGTAATGGTTACGTAATTGGTTTTGCTGTAGCTGTAGAGGGTTGGCAAGGATACTACCCATTCAAACATGAAGGTGGTGGTAATATGATACCTGAGCAAGTTTTAAATTACATGAAAGATGTATGCAAAACATCTAGTAGAAAAATATTTCACAATGCACAGTATGACATTGGGTGGTTAAGACAAATGGGTATTGAAGTGAATGGTGAGATAGTAGATACAATGATTACTGCAGGAGTCATTGATGAAAATAGATGGTCTTACAGTTTGAATGCATTAGCAAAAGATTATCTTGGTGAGCTAAAGTCAGAAACAGATTTAAAAGAAGCAGCTAAAGATCACGGTATAGATCCTAAAGCAGAGATGTGGAGATTACCTTCAGAGCATGTTGGGTTTTACGCAGAACAAGATGCACGTCTGACCTACTTGTTATGGCAAAGATTTAAACCAGAATTAAATAAACAAAATTTAGAAACAGTTTGGAATCTTGAGAATAAGCTTTTACCAATACTTATTAAGATGAGAGAAAAAGGTGTGAGAGTTGACGTTGATAAGGCTCATCAACTAAAAAAAGAGTTCCAAGCTCAGGAGAAGCAATATCTTTTAAAAATAAAACAGCTAGCAGGACGAGAAGTAGACATATGGGCAGCACGACAAATAGGCGAAGCCTACGATAGACTCGGTATAGATTATCCACGAACTGACAAAACTCATGAGCCATCTTTTACATCCAATTGGTTAGCTAATTCGAAACACGAAATATCAAAATATATAGCACAGGCTAGAGAAATCAACAAGTTTCATGGTACATTCCTAGACTCAATTTTAAAATACGAACATAATGGGAGGATACATGGCGAGATCAATCAGTTACGTAGTGACAGTGGTGGGACTGTTAGCGGCCGTTTGTCTATGGCTAATCCTAATCTTCAACAGTTACCAGCACGTAACAAAGATTTTGGACCAAAAATCCGAGGTCTCTTCTTACCAGAAGAAGGTTGTAGATGGGGAAGCTTTGACTATAGCCAACAAGAACCACGGATGGTAGTGCATTACGCAGCCTCTATAGGCGACGGATACGAGGGTTCTAATGAACTTGTAGAGGCGTACGCTAATTCAGAAACCGACTTTCACCAAACAGTAGCAGATCTAGCAGGAATAGAGAGAAAGCAAGCCAAGACAATAGGGTTAGGATTGATGTATGGAATGGGAAAAAATAAATTAGGTATATCGCTCGGCTTGTCAACAGAAGAAGCATCAGCATTAATATCCAAGTATAATCGTAAAGTTCCATTTGTTAAGCTATTATCTGATAGATGTATGCAAAAAGCAAATGATGAAGGCGTAATTAGGACAAAAAAAGGTCGAAAATGTAGATTTGATATGTGGGAACCAAGAGATTTTGGTATTCATACACCAGAAACATTTGAAAATGCCTCATCAAAGTATGGTAGAAACAATATCAAAAGAGCTTTTACATACAAAGCTTTAAATAGATTAATTCAAGGATCCGCAGCTGATCAAACTAAACAGGCAATTGTAAGTTGCTATGAAGCAGGACATTTACCTAAAATACAAATACATGATGAGCTTTGTTTTGATATTAGAAATGACGAAGAAATAAAAATTATAAAAGAAACTATGGAAAATTGTATGGAATTTAAAGTTCCTAGTAAAGTTGATGTAGCATTAGGAGATGACTTTGGACAGGCTTCATAAAAATCAAGTAGCAGGTATGGGCACAGTTATCTGGCCATATTATATGGTTTTCAAAGAAAGATTAGTTTTAAAAAAATTTAGTGATGTAAAAATAATTCATTGGGGTCGCAGTTTAAAACAAGATGTTTGGAGTGATGTAGAAAAAAATGGATTGTTGTGTCCGTTAGTAATAGATGAAAAAAATCAATTACGTGATGGAAACCATCGTTTAAGAATGATTTCAAAAGAAGGAGATGCAAGTTTTTTTTATAAAACAAATTCCGATGATGAAGTTAATTTTTTTTCTATGTTAAATATTCTTTGTTGGGAATTGCATCCAGACATGACAAAATTAATGGAAAAATTGTGGGAAGGAAAAGCCAAAAAATACACAGAAAAAGTAACTCATTTATTTACTCAGAACGTAAGAACAGCTAAGCTTTGAATAGAGAGCATAAGTCCCCATACCAAATCAATGATTTTTGAAAAAAAATATAAAACTAGTAATTAACCAGCTTTTTTAAAAAGTCGCTCAGCGTCTGCTACGCTTTGCTCGTTGATCTTAACTTTAAGACCTTTGATTTCAATATCGATCCACTTCATTTCAGGTGTAACCCTACCCTGCGCTAACGCTTGCGTTGCCCACTTGGACTCCAGCTGTAGCTTCTTCGATATTAACTCCTGTAGTGCCATTTCTTAGCTCCTCATAAGTTATATGGAATCGGCGCATTCCACGTCCGAATCCATCAGGTTTCACAGAATACTGTTTATCATTCAGATTCTGGACAAAGCCTTCTATCGCTTTTTCATCTGTTGCAGCGTTTACGACACTATTAAAATACAGTCCAGCCGCATAACATTGAAAGCGATATTGCTTCATAAGATTATCTTATCAACTAATAGGTGTAAAATCAAGTGTTTTTCTTATCTTTGTCAACAACACAGTTCATAAAAATTTTAGATATTTGGAAGCCTTTTTCGTTCATTTCGACCGCTATTTTATTGACTTTTTTGTCAGCTGCAACAATACATTCTTTTTTTTCATAAAACATAATGGGATCCTCATGTAACATGGCACAATGTTCCTGGCCATTTAGAGGATTAATTAAGCATAAAACACCCATCATAAAGAATTCTTTCATAATTCAATATAGCATTAAAAATACTAGTTGACACTAGGCTATCATTTCCTATATTAATGGGATAGGAGAAAAACAATGAACTTAAAAAGTAAATCAAAAATGTTCAAAGCTTTAGTTGAGAAGATGGACTTAGCATTGTCAGAAGGTAAAAGTTTTGATGAAGTTGCTGGTAATTTAAAAAAGTTACATATCAAAGTCAAAGACGAGTATGTAAAACCATTACCAACTGATCTATGTACTAATTTAGCTATGAACGAATTGGAGAACAGATGAACGAATGGCTATATTTCTTTGCAATTATAATATGTTTGTTCGTCATTTTTCCAAAAACCATGTTAATTCTTTTAGGAGTCGCATGGCTAATATAAAAATGAAAGACATGTCTTGGAAAGACAGGCAATATGCAGCTATAACTAGGTTAAGCAAAAGAAAAGGTTGGGATTTTAGTGACAGTAATCCATACTTTGAAAGAGCTTATATCTTTCTTCCTCGTGTCAGCATTAAAACTAAATCTCAAATGAAACAGGAGTTAAAGAAACATGGATATAAATAAATTTAAATCGGTTGCAGTAAGAAAACCAGACTATCAATTGTTGCAAGGTCTATGCACAGAAAAATTTAGATCACCTGCATCAATGATATCTAAACTAGTAAATGAATATGTTGGATACCAGGCAAAGAAAAAAAATATGTCTGTTGATGCATATAAAAAACAAATACTTAAAACTAACGGGAAAGGAAAAAAATGAGTTTACATTTTAAAAGACCAATATCAGAACTCTCATTAAGTGGGAGAACTTTTAGCACTTTGGTAAGAATGGGGATCAAAACAATTGGTGATGTAGTACAAAAATCTGAAGTAGAATTTTTGAGAACACCAAATTTTGGTAGAAAATCTTTGAATGATTTAAAATCATCTTTAACAGAATGTGATTTAGAATTAGGCATGGATGTAAATCATGTAGAGGAAAGAATTACATTATTTAATTCATTGAGTAAATCAATCGCAAATAAATGTGAAGATAGTCTCAGAGTATCTATGGCAAAAATGTTAGAAGCTGAGGGATATGTTGATAAATATGATGCTATACAGGAACACAAAAAAATTCTTAATTCATATGAAGTTGCTATACACAATTCGACGGAGGGTTAAATGGACGATAAACTTATACCACCAAATAATCAACCAACAATTACCACAAGTCCTGGTGTAAAAATGAGTGATAAACTTACACCACAAGAGGAATACGATAATCTAGATCCAATGGGTGATTTAGCTAAAACTTTCAATGGTATAGACGTATTTCCTAGTCTTGAACAAGAAAACAGAAAGCTAAAACAAATCAATAAAGATATACAAACAAAACTTAATCAAACACAACGTGAGTTAGATAAGTTAAAAGAGAATGTTAATCTTACCTGTCAAGAAATGCTGCAAATCATGAGAGATGGACAAGAGTATGGGCATACTGAAGATTACACAGAGTCTAAAAAAACAGATCTTGAAAAACATTATTCTTGGAAAGATAAACTATGATGACTGACAAAGATTGCATAGATCTTGAAGCATATTTAGATGATTTGAAGACTGGTACAAGAACAATAAAGGTCAATAATTATATAAAATATAATATAGAATCAGTAGAAAATGGCCATAATATCTTAATAATTACAGGTGATGCTAAGAATTTAGAATCTGTAGTTGTACAAAAATTTGAATGTAGATGGCCTAAAAATATGAACCCTAGAAAAAAACCTTTTACTCATGGCAAAAAAGAAGTATAAGAAAAAAATGAATCAAAAATTAGGTGATCCTTATAAAATTTGTAAAAATTGTGAAGGTAATGGGTTTGTTAGAATTATACCTTACTCAGAGACACAAACTTGCAAAGAATGTAAGGGTGCAGGTCACTTTGAAAATGAAAAAGTAAAAACAACCACGGAACACGAACCAGCAACTATTGATACTCAATATGTGTTGAATCTCATTAAGCTTTTAGAGGAGTTTGTAAGACGTGGCTCGAAAACAATCCACTAACGAATTCCTAGATTCCCTAAAAATTTTAGCTAATAAGCTAGATAAGAAAGAATATAATAAAGTTACAAGTGTTATGTTCCGTTTGTATATGGGTGATAAGATTGGTTACAGAGAACAGTTTGATCCTCAAGTTATGGCAGATATTAATGCTGTGTGGCAATTCGGAAAAGAAAAAAAGATAAAAACTAAAGCAAAACTACTTAAATTTAAGATTGTAGATGGTGGTAAAAATGACGATAAGCAGCTATAATAGTATTATGGCATATCGTGACATTTTTATTAAGGAAACGAATCAAGAGAAGCATAGTGGTGAGGATATACACGCAGTTATAGATAGTGTACACAAGGACTATGACAAATCTAAAAAATTCCGCAGTGATATAGAAGGGACAATTTATTACCGTGATCTACTCTCTTTCCTTATTAAAACTTATGGGCACTAGCTTCGCAACTCAATTATTAAGCTCAGAAGCTGAACCTGAAGAAAAACTTTGGAGAGGAGTGCTTTGCAATGCAATCGAAGACGCAGGTCAAATCAGTCAAGAAAGAAAACCTTCAATATATAAATGCGAGGCTCATGCATGGATTATGTCGAATGTTACTGATTTTTATACTGTTTGTTATTATGCTGGTTTTGAACCCGAGCACGTAAAAGAGAGATATAAAATGGCTATTATACGTGGAGATATACAGTTCTCACCTCGTAATTTTGCATGGAAAAAATACTCAAATCAATTTAATAAGTATAGATCTTGTAAAGAACCTGAATCTAAAAAATATCATCGTAAACATCTAGAACATTTAAGAGCAGCTGTGGATATGTGCACTACAGTATTTATTTCGAATTTAGTAGTTTCCCTATAAAAAAAGGGCAGCACCAGTCTCCCGGTAACTGCCCTTCTCCAACTAACTTAGAAAGATGATTATGAAACATAATCAAGACTTTCCAATAGTTGAAATTGATTAAATAGTCAAGTCATTTTTCCTCCTTAGTTGTTTCAAGAGAGCATGTATGAATAACATCTGGTCACTGTATCGTGGTGCGTCAGACATGTCAAAGTAATAATTACTTTAGAATCGTTATAAACTAGGTAAAAAAGCCAATAAACACGGTACACGCTCCTAGAACCAGGCATATACCCTTTGCTTAGAAAAAAAATAAAATAATTTTTTTATGAAACTTACGAAAATATCTAGGAGTCTAGGAATATTGAGCTATAAGCTTTGATAAATAAGGCTAATTGTACTCCTAGAACCAGTTAAATATCTAGGAATTCTCCTAGAAAAGCTAGGAGTAAACATACTCCTTACGAGCAAACCATGCAAATTTTTTTATTGCTATTTATTTTTGTAAGAGGAGGGTATATAGTAATCAGGTGCCAAAAAAAGCAAATCAATTGAAAACTATTACAGAACTTACACCAAGACAACGTAAGTTTGTTGATATTTATGTAGCCAATTATGGCGAAATTTCGAAGGTAGAAGCAGCTAAACAGGCAGGTTTCACTTCAACTAATAAATATGGTCCGACAGACCAGGCAAGTAGATTATTAAATCCAGATAAGAATCCTCATATAGTGAGATATTTTGAAAAAAGAATGTCTCAAGAGTTAGAAAGAGAAGAAAAAGATAAATTGTTATCTTATAAACAGTATTCTAGACTAAGACAAAAATCTGAAGATAAAGGTCAGATGACAGCAGCCATTACTGCTCAATTTAGAAGAGATCAAATGGCAGGTCATTTTGTTGATAGAAAAGAAATTAGTCATATCGGTCTAGAAGGTATGAACAGAGAGCAATTGGAGAAAAGACTTGAGGAGCTTGAATCAAAAATCGGAGAGGCCAAAAACATTATTGACGTTACGCCAAAAGAGACTTCTGCAGACGAAGACTTGGAGTAATTGGTTAACTGTTTTTAATGAAGTCCACAACAGTACATTGACAACATCTGTAGGTGTAGTAAATGTTAAAACAAAGGATGGAAAATGAAGAGTAAAAGATTATTAAAGAAAACAAAACATATAGATCAAAACTATAAATTTCCAAAAGAAAAAATAGAACACTATCCTTTTGTAGAGGTACATTGGTTGGATATCGTAGGTGAGACGGGCTGGCAAACTTTTGAAACCTTAAAAAAATCACAGTTAGGTAGAATGATATCTAGAGGTTGGTTGGTTTCCCGTAAAAAAGGTGTAACAAGAATCTTTGCAGATTATGGTCTCAAAGATGGAAGGGACGGAGATGAAGGTCACATTGAAACTATTGGGGGCTCTACTATTATTCCTAATTCTGTCATCACAAAAATCGTTAAGCTATGACAATATTGGGATTATATATATTAATGGAAACGGTAGTTATACTCTCATCGTTAAATCAATAAATACCTCTTGTAGTCTTTGGTGGGAAGAAAATTTAGTCATCACCGAAAGAGAACATCACGAAGAATGGCAAAATCTTTACAGTCATACTATTGCTGGTAAAGAAGTAATTGGACACATTTGTAACCCAACTTTGACTGATTAAATTATGGCTCAAAGCAAAGAATCAAAGCTGTGGAATAATATTAAAAATTTAAATAAAGATTGGCATTTTACTCGCATAGAATCTAGCACAATTAATGGAATTCCTGATGTACATTGTGTAGTTAACAGGCAAGTTTTTTGGCTTGAACTCAAAGCCAACACCAGCAAGAATTGTGGCTTATCAAAGTATCAAATTAATTGGCATATCAAATACTTGAAAGCAGGTGGTGCAGCGTATATCTTGAATAGGCCCCTCTTGGACGGGCCTATAGAACTTCTGGCCGTGTCCCGTGAGTCCCGAAACGCCGTCCCACTCCGCAAGTCCCACGACTTAAGAGCTTTAATCACCTGGGCTGCTGGCCATCCTGCACGGGGATCCGGGGCGTGAGTCCCGTCCCGCTGCGAAACCCCACATTTCCCACGACTATTTGAACTTGGAAGGAGCTGGTCTGGCGAAGCAGCGGTTACCCGGTGATCCCGTCCCGTTCTCCCACCCCCATTTCCCAACGCTTATTGAACTTATCCTTCCCATCTGGCCAGCAGCTGGGATCTGGCGCTGCCTCCTGAAGCGTGGTACGATTCGCTTGGGTGTGGGATATTGGTTTAATTCATTTTCCTTTCTCGTCCCACGCCCCCGTTCCGAAGGGAACAGGGGTTTGCCTGTTGAACTATGAAGGTTCCCAGCCAGCAGCGCAGGACTCTCCTGACGAAAGCTTTGAAGAAAATTCTTCTTGACATTTATCCCATCAAATCTTATATGTAAGGAGTCGGTACCCAAGAATTAGAAAGAGGATAAGATTCAAACACTATACTAGTTACGGCCGAACGGGACCTCACCGACTCAACTAACTTACAAAGGAGAAAAAAATGAATACAATATTACCCGAACTAATCTTTGCAGCAATGGTGTTTGCAATACTCTTCAAGACAGGAGTGCTCATATGGTAAATAAATTCATCATGAAGGATCCGTTGGAATCCGAAGAAGCCAAATGGGAAGAGAGTCAGAATGTTATGTGGTCTTGTCCAGAACATGGAAAGGAAACATACTTTAACATAAAAAAACTAGAGCGACAGCGGAAGATGCGTGAGTACGTATACGTATGGTTTCACGACGATGAGGATGGTGATGAAAAGATGTGGGTGCGAATCACCAATGGCACGAGATCCAGGGGACAAGGGGTGTTAGACAATCAGCCTGTGAAGCTAAGCTTTCTAAAGCTCGGTGACATCGTTCGATTCAAGACTGATGACGATGGTATTACTTGGGCGAAGACGGGGTAACAGTGCTATGGCTTGTAGCCCTCGTTACACCGCTAATTTTTTACCCTCGAGCAGCAGGATGGAGCTACATCCTCCTGCTGGTGATGCTGATCCGTGGCTGCACAGGGATTACCTAAGCCCACGCCCACACCGTCCCGTGTCGACCGGTTCCCTGGAGACTGAACCGAAGGTTACCAGACTGGCTGGCCAGGCACGGCTGCTTCAGGATTGTACGCCCACACCCCACGTCTTTCCTCGTTTATTTGAGGTATAAGGACTTGCATGCGCAGCTGGGACCTGGTGCTGGTAGAAAAATTCAGAAAAGCAGGAAAGAGGTCGCCCCCACGCCCACGAGGTAAAGGTTTTACGAGGCAAATGATAGAAGCTGAAGCTCCCAGTGCCAGGCAGCTTCGGTTCAGGACTGACGAAGTTCATAAAAATTCTTCTTGTGTTTAAGGTGGGATTTGATAAGATAGATGAAACTAACTTAACAAAGGAGTAAAAATGGGCTTTGATTTATATAGTCTAGGAAATCACAAAAATGCGAATGGCGAATACTTTCGCAATAATGTTTGGTGGTGGCGACGCCTTGCCGACTTTGTCTGTAAAGAAACAGGTTGCGTATCAGAAAAAGATAAAGCGAGTTGGCAACATAACGACGGACACGAAGTTGATGAAGAAACTGCAATGCAAATTGCCAAACAATTAAAAGCTTTGATTAAAAATGGAAAGGTATCACAGGCAATCAAAGAAACAGAAAAGGACACAGAACAAGCCGAAGAGAATAATAAGTTTGTTCAAAGATGTCACGATATGTTAGCGAAGAAAGTTGAGAAAGAACAAGGCAAAGAAAATCTCGCACCTGCTGACTATCCTAAAGAAGATCACGATACTTGGGATTGGATTCAATCAAAATATAGCTATGGTAGTTCCTATCCTTTCACAATGGAAAACGTTGAGGAATTCATAAAGTTCTGCGAAGATTCACGAGGGTTCAAAATTTGCTAACCTGCAAAGGCGTGGGCATCAGCCCACGCCCACGCCCACGACGTCGGCGTTGTTTAGCTGTTAAACACAAGGATAGCTGCCCAGCCCAGTCTTCCAAAAAAAATTTAAAAATTGGACAATGTAATGATATTTATACCTTTAATACTATTAATATTAATTATTATAATAATGAATTTTTTAGTTGATTAATCTTTTTATAATCTTATTATAATGGGATAACAATTAACTTAAAAAGGAGAAATGTTATGAGCAATCTAAAAAAAGTCACTAGACTTATTAAGAAAGCTACAAAAAAAGAACAACAAGATTTAGTGAATTATCACTATTCTGTTGAACAAGTAAAACAACAAAAGAAAGCAAATGATTTGATAAAACCAAGTCATGTTGAGTTGTTTGAAACTCTTAAAACAAATCTAATCATATTAAATAAAGTTGAGGGCATTGAGGGTTTTGCTCAACTTATTAAAAGAACAATGAAAAGATTTGATGTATCTAAATTTAAAGAGAAACACCCAAAGTTATATGAGGAGTTTTTAGTTGATATGGATACAAAAGAGATTAAAATAAAAGTTCAAGAGAGAGGAGTATAATATGAGTAATCTTGTTAAAATAATAAATGACTCAATAGTTGAGAATAAAAATAACTCAAATGAAGTTGAACAAGCAAGTACAAGTTCAAGTTCAACAACTCTTAACTATCAATTCATGTATAAACAATTAGAGAGTGCTGTTGAAGAAATTATTATTCAGTATCCTAATGACCCAATCGTGAATGAGTTAAAACAAAAGTTAGTCAATAACTTAAAACCAATATTGGAAGTTATATCTAACAACCCTGATCAAGATTTTAATCAGTAAAGTTCCATACCTGTAGCCGAGCAATCGGCTACAGGACTTCACCTTCTTGACCATCTCTACCACCTTCACCACCTAAATAGAGGTACCAAATCTAGTTTGGACATATAAACTAAACACAACATCTGGTCGCCACGCACAAGTTCAGGTTGTATTGACAAATGCTGGCTAAAAACTCGGTTTTATAGATGTAGTGACTATATTTTTAATATGGGTTATATTAAAAAGGGGACTCAATGCAAAAAGAATTACTAACAAATGAACAACTAAGATTAGCTGTAGAAAAGACTTGGATCGAACATATAAGGTTGTGCCAAGATAATTTTTTATATTTTGTAAAAGAAGTATGGCCTGATTTTATATGTAGATTGGATCCTAATCCTAAAAGGTGGGGGCACCATCAGCATATAGCATCTGAGTTTACAAAAATTTCTGCAAAGAAAAAAGGAAGGCTCATTATCAATATGCCCCCTAGACACACTAAATCAGAATTTGCATCTTATTTGTTTCCTGCTTGGATGATAGGGAAGTATCCTAATTTAAAAATTATGCAAGTATCACACAACGCAGAATTATCATCAAGGTTCGGATCTAAGGTTCGTAATCTAATGGAGCAGAAGGAGTATAAAAATATATTCGGAGATGTTAAACTGAGAGAAGATAGTAAGGCAAAAGGACGTTGGGAGACCAATCATGGTGGGGAATACTTTGCAGCGGGTGTTGGCGGTTCTATCACAGGACGAGGGGCGGACTTACTTATTATCGACGACCCACACACAGAACAAGACGCAATGTCTGAGTCTGCTATGGAAAGAGCATTTGATTGGTATGTATCAGGACCAAGACAACGTTTACAACCTGGTGGCTCGATAGTCGTGGTTATGACGAGATGGGCAGAGGACGACCTAACAGGAAGATTAATCAAGGCTCAAAAAGAACCTAAAGCTGACAAGTGGAACGTAATATCATTTCCTGCGATCCTCGA